GACGAACGGCGAGACGAGCGCATAGGCGGCCAGCATCAACATCAGCGGCGGCCATAGGCGCCCGGCGCGTCGAAAATAGAACCTGACGAGATCGATGCCGCCGGTGCGGTCGAATTCTCCCAGCAAGAGGCCGGTGATTAAATAGCCCGACAGGACGAAGAACACCTCGACGCCAATCCATCCGCCTGCCGGCGCAAACGGCAGGTGGTGGCAATGAAATGCCACGACCAAATACGCAGCTAACGCCCGAAGTCCGTCGAAAGACCTATTTCGGTCCACCGGTGGAGCCCTCCCCGGCTCTCACCCTACTCAGCTGACACTGTAAAAGCCAGTCTGTGCCCACGAAGCGTATTCGGCGGCAAGCCATGCGGCAGACAACTCGCCATTGCGCAGGTAAATCAACCCGAGATCACCCTGGAAAATCTCATTGCCGCCAACTGGAGTTCCTGATCCAATAACGAACGCATCGCCATTTGCTCCTGGTCTTGCGGCGTTGCCGTTATGCGTCCCCCGCAACACACCGTCCTTGTAGACTTTCCGATAGGTTGTCCCGTTGTAAATCTCGTGGCCTCGATGCAGCCCATTGACCTGCCCGCCATCGCTACTGTCGAGCCAGCTATCGGTCGAGTTCCAGATTCCATAGTTGTTCGTCGCGCCACGGTCGAGCAGCGTTGCCCGATTGCTGCTGTCGCTCGAATTGTCCGTATATGAGACCATCGACATATTGCTGCCGCTGGCAGACGGATTCGACGAGGCCCCAGCGGTCCAGGTGGTCCGCTTTGTAAGCCCGGTCACATAGAGATACCCGGTCGCATTGATGAGGTGAGCCCAGCCATTCGAGGCGAAGCTTACGCCGGTTCCGGAAATGGCAGCATCATGTCCAGACCCATTGCGGTTGGTGAGTCCGTTGATGATGACGACATCGTAATCTGCCCAGACCGCGTTCCGCCCATAGGTATCGGTCGCGGGCAACAGATTGAGGCTCGAATCCCCATACTTGATCTTGAAGACCGTGTTCGATGCCGTCGCCACGTTCATTTTGACGAACAGTTCGCCGGTGTTGCCGGTCTTGTCGAACACCGTCAGATCGAAGGGTAGTTGCGTCGTGCCGTCGGCCGCGTAAGCACGTATGTCGCCACCGTCCGACTTGACCGCGCTCCAGAACCCGGACGGCATATCCGCCAGATTTACTCGAACCGGGAAATTGGTGAGGTCGGAACTGACATTTCCGGACGCGATGGTAATCGTCGATGTGAAGCCAACTGGTGCGGCCGCATCGGCGAACTGGTCAATGACGATCGAGAACGGCCCGGCATCGGCGTTGTTGAACCAGAGCGCAATGCCGAAGGTGGTGACAGAGGACACGTTGGAGAATGGCGACGGTGTGACGCCGGTGAACTCATCTGTCCATGTTGAACCATCGGAACTGGTCTGGAACTTGTAGGTTGCGCCGTCGGCGGAAACGACCAGGCGAATCCAGTTCGGGCCGGCCTGCGTGCCATTGGCGGAAGCGCCGCCATCAGATGTGGTATGCCCGGTCTGGGCATTCCAGCCGTTCGGCGGTGTCCCGTAGACCTCATACTTGTGCAGCCCGGTCGAGCCATCCCCCCTGAGCCCGACAATGTGGAAATCGTTATTGTTCTTCAGCCCGAAGCCGACCATTGCGAGCTTGCCCTGCTGGGCGAGCTGGCTGAACTGCGGCGTATAACGGAAGGTGTATTGCCGGCCGGCGGCGATCGTCGCCAGCGGGTAGACGAACTTGCCGAACGATCCGGCCTTGACCTTGCCCTTGATCGTGGTGTTGCCGGAGGCGGTTGTCGTGGCCACGGGCTGATCGACAAAGCCGCCATCGCTGACGCCACCTGAGCCGCCCGTATCGCCAGCGATAACAGCGCGGCCGGGACCGCGCCGCCCAATAAGATGAGGCAGCATTAGCTATTCCTTCAGGTGGTCAGGGCCGGGAGAGAAGCCGACGCTATTGCCGGATAGAGCGTGATCGACTTGATGTAGGTCTGGAAGAGTTGGCGCCCGTCGGCCGCGCCATCCCATCCGATCTGGGCAGCGGTCAAAGCCGCAGCCGCATAACCAACGGTTTGGGTCACTGCCGAATTGCCGTCGTTGCACCAGGCATATTCGTAGTTTCCGCCGCCAAGCGAGCGGTTGAAGGTCGTGGCGATTTTGTGATCACCCGCGCCGCTGATCGATGCTGTGATGCTGACGGAATTGTCGTCATCGACATCGCCATCGATATAGGTCTGGTTCCAAGTGCTGGCGGAATTGAAATTGGCATTGTTGCCCGCATAGAACAGACAGCCGCCAAGCGAACTCGCCGTCGTCACCTCGAACAGCAGCGTCATCCCGGCGGCTTGCTGTGCGATGATGTCGGACAGCAGCGAGCCGGTCGGCGTCGGCCTGTTCGAGTTCGAGAAATTGACGTACATGCCAGAGCCGGAGATCGCGCTGGAATCGAAGCCGCCGCCGAGGATGTCCGTCACGGCTCGCGTGGCACCCCCGGCATAATAGAAGCCGTTGACGAAATCGAGTTGCGCCGTGGCGGCGGGTGGCAGGCCTCCGCCACCGCCACCGCCGCCTGACGGCGGGGAAAGCGCCGCAAGGTTGGTATAGCCCTTTCGGATCAGGTCGAGCATCAGGTGAAGTTTCCGATCCCGATGCAGGAAACGTTAGTTCCAGTGGTGATCTTCCATGCCCCGGAGACGCTAAACATGCCCAGCGGAATATAGAAGGGAACCAAGTTGGAAACGCTGGTTGCGCCGCCAGCAAAGACCGTGATGGATGTGGCATTGTCCAAAAGGATGACGTTGCCCGGCGATGTCGATGAAGGAACGACAAGAATACCAGCGATATAATCACCTGTGGCGCCCGTTGCGCCTAGCGCTTGCGCGGTCACCGAAGCTGCAACGGTCTCATATTCGCCAGCCAGGATGTCACTGCCGCCACTGCCTCGAAGCTGGACGGGGAAAGCCTTGCCGGATGCGACATCGACATCATTGGCCGTGCCGTCAGGCCCCCACGTATTCTTGACGCGCTGGACCTGCACGCCGCCGCCGATGTCATCCGAGGCGATTGTGACGCCTGAACCAGCCGTAATCGATACGTTGTCACTCATGCGTTTAAGCCTTTGTCAGTGAGAGAAGCAGGCCAATCGGCGAACCGATGCCTGAGAAGTACTTGTGCCCGCGCGCGCGATAACCGCGACCCACTACGGCGCTCATCATGTAGACATTGAAGAAAAGCTCGGAGGGTGGATCGCTGCCGAAATCGGTCAGGACATCGGCATGGGCGTAATGCTTGGAATTGGTCGTTGCCGTGAGCGTCCGCTTGACCGTCACGCCATCGGTGGCAAGGATGTCGATTTCAAATGAAAGCGTTGTCTCGCCGAAGTTCGCCGGATTGGTTCCAGTTGCAAGCCGGGACCGATAATCCCAAGTCAGGTCGATACCATCGGGAGAGCCCAAGGCAGCTGCCAGATTGATGCAGGCATAGGGCGTTTCCGCCGCGCCACGTATCTGCTTTTGCACCACCGTTCCCGTCGATGGGTCTTGGCTGATGCCGATCGCTTTGTAATATTTCGATGTGCTGAAATCAGCGATGGGATGCGAAACCGACTTCAGCCAAGCCGGATCGATCATCACGAATTGGTCGCCCACCTCATGGTCATAGGCAAAGACTTCCGTGCCCCTGTAGCCGCGTCGCGAGAAGCCTGAGAGCGTGTAGGAGCCATCGCCGTGATCCACGACTGTCTTATAACCGACCCACTCCCAGCGGCCTTGTGCGCCGATATATGCGCCATTGGCTCCGGCAAGCACTTCCGCTTCGGTATGGTTCACCAGAAGTGTGGCATCGCCCGATGTCTTACGGAAGGTGACGGTGGAAGCGTCGGTCGTGCCGAACGGATCGGCAGGGCCATCCAAGACAGTGACGCAAGTTCCTATGACGCCATTGTGCGGTGCCTGGCTAAGCAATGCCGACAGGGCTGAAGCGGTGTCCCCGCGATAGAGCAGGCCGCCGCCCCATCCGCTTTGGCCGCGCGATGCGATGATGCCATATTGCCTCAGCCCAGCACCCCCGAGATCATCGGCATAGCGATAGAGCGGCACGTCGAGATGGATATACTGGGTGGAGAGCGTGACCGGCAATTGATTGCCGAGGCCCTGGTTGGAGACAGGGTTGATCGTGGTCGTGACCGAGGTCTGGAAATCGTTCGCCGAAATCTCAGCCGACATGTCCCGAGCCAGAGCCACGGTGCTTATCTGAACCGTATAGGTGATGGCGCCGCTCGGCACCGAGACGACATCGCCGGGCAGCAGCCGCACTTCGCCGGAGACCGAGAAATTATGCCCGCGCCGCCTCGCCTGCAGGTCGAAGAACTTCTCGGTGACGAACTTCTTGGCGTCTGCGTCCGACATCACCATCGGGGTCGAGTATTTTTCCACCCGGATCGAATTGTTGATCGCCGGCATGGTGAAGGAAGCCGGGCTTGAGGATTCGTAAGCCTGATCCTTCGAGATGTATTCAAGTTCGACCCGCGACACCGACCGGATCTCGGCGTCATCGACACTTTTGACCGCAGCCTCATTGAGGAAGACCAGATTGTCGGTGGTCAGCGCGAGATCGATCGCAAAGGAGGAATCCTGCCCCGCCTTCTTGAAATAGAACCCATTGCCGGTATCGGCGAAGGTGAAGCCGTAGATCTCCGATGGCGATTGAAGAACCGTGCGAATATTGGTGTCGGTGACGATGCCAAGCCCATAAGCCGAGAGCCCGACAAAGCCGTCGAAGGTCAGTTCACCCGAACCATAACCGGCCAGCGCCATGATCTTGGTGATCAGGAACGAAGACAGGCTCACCAGGCCCGGGATGGTGTTCGGCAACTGATGCTCGACCCAGTGGTCGTCACCATAGGCTTCGAACCACACCGATTTGTTCTGATCGAAGATGCCGGTGGTGAAGGAAAGATTGGTGATGCCGGTATGCGCGGCATAGGTCGTGATGGTCTTTGCGCCAATATCGAGCAGATAGACCAGTCCATCATCGTTGACGGCGCTCGTCATCATCACATAGCCAGGACGCGGCCAGAACCTTTCCCTGCCGGTGGCGAAAATGCCCGTCGAAATGAAATAGGCCTTCGTGACCGTGATGCTGTCGACGATGCTGCCGGTGTTGGGATCGACATAGCGGACGTAATAGGCACCCGAAACCGTCTCGAAGACGATGAGATAGCCGGTCTGCGGGTCATACCAGGCGCCGGTCGGCACGCCGGCCGAGGTGTAGACCGTGGCGGTTGTCCAGGCATCACCGTCGAAAGTCGATTCCTTGATCGTGCCGGCGCTGTCACAGGCAAAGAACGAGACAGTCCCCAGGGTTGTGCGGCCATAGATCAGGTCGCCGCCCGTCGAGCCGGTGACGCGGCCGATGGTGAGGTTGCCCAGAATATCGATCTGCGCATACGGCAGGCCGGACCCTGGCCCGGTATCGAAGCCGGTGATGATGTATTTGTCACCGAAGGGAAAGCCGATCTTCCAATCGAAGTTTTCCCCGCCTGTTTCGGTGTGAGAGGAGACAACCGCCCCCGTCACGACGTCATAGACGAAATCGATCCCCGGATAGCGCACGAACACGAAACCAGAGCCCCTGATGGCCATGAGCCACATGAAGCCGGAGACGTAGGCTTCAGAACCCTGTAGCGGAATGCGATAACGTTCGGAATAGGTCTGCGCATCGAGGACGATCAGCCACACCTGCGTCGAACCGGGAAGCTGCGTTGATCCGAAAATCTGGTAGATCACATCCTGCGTCGGATCATAGGCGGCCTGCCGTCCCGCCGAGTTCTCCGAAAACGTCGTCGGGACAGTGCCCGTCCAGGCTATCTCATGCGTGCCGCCGCCATCTGTCGCGGCATTGGAGATGACGGCCTTGACAGTCGGCGCGCTGGTTGCGGCGAAACCATCCAGATAGACCATGGCGAACGCCTGCCATGCTCCAGCCTGTGCGCCTATATTGGCCGTAGCGATCGGATCGACGGCGGTATGGTTGCCACCATAGAAGCGGAAGTTGATCGACGCGCCAATGCCGTTTTCGGCGTCGTACACGACTTCGCCATTCACCTCTAGGCGGATCAGCTTGTAGCCATCACCGAACGGATCATAGGCGAGGAGATAGCCAAGCACCGCGGCTTGCTGGGTGCCGTAGTTGGGGACTTCGACAATGCCGCCACTGGAGAAAAAATCTCCGTTCTTCCACGTTGTGCCGGCCGGCCAACTGTCCAGCGTACGGGTGAAAAGCGTCGTCGTCTGTTCGGTATAGCCGGTGATGACTTGCGTCGTCGCCGCGCCGCCGACCACCGGAATGCCATCAACCTTGTCGGTGCCGATGACGATCGGAATGGATCGTCCAAGCACCTTCGACACAGCGAACGGGTCGTCGGCCGAAACGCTCTCAGGCTGTTTGGTATCGTCCCGCCACGGCGGAAAGCCGATGGTCAGGCCGGAATACCGCTTTGGTGCCGCGAAATCGACCATGACCTAGCCCAGCAACTCGCCCGGCGTATGGTCGAAGCCGGGATAGCGGTTGATGTTGTTGCGCGAGAAGCATGCCGCGCGGGTCAAGGGACATCCGTCGGTGATGGTGAGCGTGTCACCGACATGGATGTCGAAGGGGAAGCCGGTCACCATCTCGACCAATGAGGTGCCCGACACCCAGCGGCGGGTGTTGTCGATGGCGCCGGCATTGTCGCCAGACGTGAAGGTGACGCGGCCATGGGTGAAATCGAAGCTGTCCGGGTTGCTCACGGTGATAGTGAATTTCGAATTGCTGGTGACCGTGGCGACGGTCGCGGATAGCGTGCGCGTCGAGAGGTCGAAGCCGCACTGCGGCGAGCCGTATTTGTACCAGCAGCCTGGCTGAACTGTCGGCAGGATGATGTCGGATAGCGCATCGGCCTTGGTGAGCAGCTTGAACGATCCAGCCAGGCGATCGGTGAATTCCGTCTCCCCGACGAAGCCGGAGAGCACGATTTCCCTGACAGACGGATTGGTGAAATCGGCCAACCAGACCGTGACGGGAACGCCGCGCCATGCTCCCCTCTTCACATGGTCGGAATAGATCGGGCCTTCTGCATCGAATGGAAGGGCAATGTCGAGCCCGGCTGGCCTGCCCCCATCGGAGACCGAAAACTTCGTCACATTGAAGCCTGGGGACTTGAGGAAGGTATGGCCTCCCACAATCAGATCCTGGTCGATGTCGGTGAGCCGCACCGTGCCGCAGAGCACGATCGGATTGACCAGTTCGATCATGAAGCAGCGCGTTGCTTCGCGACCGGCGATCATATTGGTGAGCGTCGTTGACCACGACCTCATTCGATAACCTCGATCGCCTTGAGGTTGACCGAGACGATGAAAAGGCTTTGCTCCGGCAAGGTGGCGTTGAAGGCGTCGCCATCAAACCGCACCGGGACATAGAAGTCGCCGTCGATGCTGATGATCTGGCCGGCGGTCGGGATGTGTCCGCCTGTAAAGGTGATGAGGCCCGTCGAATTGACGGTGTAGTCGGTGGTCAGCGTTTTCAGGGTGCCGTCGACATAGACCTTTAGCGTTCCGGCCTTGAAATACCGCAGGATGCGGAAATACGGGTTGCTGCCGGCCGTGTAGGTCTTGCCGGCTTGGAAGGAGGCAGTGGCTCCGTCGCCAACGCCGATCTGTTCGCCAGTGACCTGGAAATCGGCCCAATCCTTCATCATGAAGGCTTTGAAATCCCCTCGCCGATCGAACCAGAACTTTCGCAGCGCCGTGATGACCGAGGAGTCGGCGTTTTGCAGGCCCCATGTATAGACATGGCGCGCGATCGTCTGGTTTTGCAGGCGCCGTTCCTGCATGTTGACGGCTATCACCTTGTCCGTGGAGAAGGTCGGGCCGCCCTGAAACCCGACCGATACTGTGTCGGGCATGATGAGGTTATCAACGGCCATTGATGGACCTCAATCCCTGCCGAAGGGCCAAGGCAAACTGCCGCTCGATTTCCGCAACGCTGTCATTGCTCACGGCGGGGCCTCCTTGGACTGATACCGGCACGGTCAGGTGCAAATGGAGATCACCGGAATTGTCTGCCGCCGGCTGGTTCTGGTTGTCGCCCCTAAGCGCTTTCATCTGCTGCGGCGTGAAGATCGCGACCGTCTCCTCCGGCGATTTGAAGAACTGGACTTGCTGCGTGTCGCCAGGCGCAATCATGCCGCCGGAGTTGAAGCCGTACTTGGCCTGCGTGGCTTTGAGGGCGATCTGGAACGGTGAGGAACTGCTACCCAAGCCATAGCCGATCGACTGTCCTGACAGTACACCAGCCGCTTGGAAGTTCGCCTGATACTGTTTGAAGACGCTCATGAAATAAGCATCGCGATCCGATTGATCCGTAGTGCCCGCACCAGACGATGAGCCGAACGACGCCGAGCCGCTTAAGGCAGAGGATGAACTGGCTGTTGCTGTCTTGATCTCATCGAGGATCTGCGCGGTTTTCTTGGTGTTCGCCTCGACGTTCAGAAGCGTGGTCGGAATGCGGCCGATGTCCTGCGTCGGCTGGGTGCCGGTGAATCCTGATCGCGGATCGGCAAGCGCCTGCATCTGGCCGGGCGTGAAGATGCCGACCGTTTCGTCAGGACTCTTGAAGAAGGAAACCTGCTGGGTATCGCCAGGATGGATCATGCCGCCCGTGGCGAAGCGCCAGACGTTGACTGTGCTGGTGCCAGTGTCGCCCGATCCGCCCTGGCTCCCGTAGCCGCTGCTGGGCACCTGGTTGGCCGTGATCGACGGACCCGAGCTTGATCCGTCGCCGCCATAGCGCGTCACGCCGACCTGGGAGGTACCGCCGCCGCTCTCATTTGGGACGTCGTAGAGCGACTGTGTGCCGGAGCCGATGCGCTGGGTCTTGATGGTGATCGTGACGGTACGGTTGGGGATCGAACGGATGCTCTGCGACAGGCTATCGACGTTCGACTTCAACTGCCTCGCCTGCAACTGGCCGTTGACCAGTGAATTAATGAAGGCGTTGATGGCGTTTGGATCGCCGCCCATTGCAAGCAGAGTGGCACGGACCTTCTCGATGTCCGTATTGAGCTGCGACGCAGATTCACGGCCAGCATCGAATTGCTGGAATAGACTGCTGATGCCAGAGGCGGCATCGGCGATGGCCTGCCTAGCACCGGCTGTGTCGCTGAAGAACGAACCGAACACATCGGAAACGGACTTCTGGCCGGCGGCGGCGAGCGTCTGCTGAAGCTCCGTCGCCTGCTGCTTCACCTGGATAAGGTTCTGCTGCGCCGAGACCAATTGACCAAGCTGCGCGCGCTTGGCATCCTCGAACGCCTTGGTGACGTTGATCACCTGCTGCGCCATGCCGCCGATGGTGACTGTCACGCCGCTGGCATTTGACCCGATGCTGCCGATGGTATTCCCAAGCCCGGTCGCGCCGCCGATCGACTTGCCGAAATCGACATTGGCGAGCTTATCCAAACCTTCCAGCGCGTGGTTGGTCTCGATCCTGTCGACAATGGCCTTGCCGAAATCGCGGATAGGTGTCGAATTCAGTATCGCCAGAACGTCCTTCATGTGCTCGGCGTTCTTCGCCGCCAAATCAAAGGCGGCAGGGTTGGCAAATCGGCCAAGGTCGACATGTTCGATTTGGGGCAAAACGCCGCCGAAGGCATTGTTCAGGCGATTGATGGCATCCGCCACTTTGTTGATCGCCCCCTCCATCGTGGAGACAAGCGCATTGGCAGCGCCGACGGCAGCGGCTTTGACGATCGTCGGGAAGTTGTTCCAGATGAACGCCATATCGGAGCCGACCGCGCGAAATGCGTTGATCGTCCATTCGGCTAAGTCTGTCGCTGCTGATTTTAGTTTGCCGAAGGCATAGCTCACGCCAGATACGATCGCGTTGAATCCGGCCCCGATCCATGTGCCGTTGAGGTAACTGCCGATGGTCTGGAATATTGCAGTGAACGTTTCGCCGAAACCGACTGTCCGGCGCTCGGCCTCGCTGGCAGCATCTCGAAGGTCCAGAAACCCAGTCACGGCGCCACCGAGGACCAAACCGAACCTAGCGAACTTGCCAGCGAAACCAAGAGCCATTTCGCCAATCGAGTTTAGGGCACCCGCGACACCCCCGGACCCCGAGGCGACATAGCTAAGATGGTTCATCTGCGCCGTGAGCGCCTGGAGCGGAGATGCACCCATGGCGATCTGTTCGGTGAAACTGCGCACCGCATGGGTGAGTGCCATCATCTGCGTGGCACCAAGGCCAGCAGCGGCGCCGTGACCCTTCAAGGCATCGGTATGGCCCTTTAGCACTCCAATGGCGGCGAGCGTCTCCTGGCGCGTCCTGGAGAGTGCTGCGCCAGCTTCCTCTTCCGAAAGCGCGCCGAGCTTGGTGGCGATGCGCAGCTCGTCCTTGAGCGAGAGATAATCGCGCGTGACCTTGAACAGCGGATTGTATTTGGCCCTGATATCGTCAAGAGCGACCGCGAAGGCCTGCATTTCCTCAACTGATGCCGCGCTGCCATCCGCAAGCTTCAGATTGGAAGCGGCGGCAAGCGAGCGATTGGATGCTGTGAACTGTTGGTTGGCAATGACGGCGCGTTGGATAGACGACGCGGCCGAATTGAACTCGCTTGACAGCTTCCCAACAGCCGGAGCCGCGCTTGCGGCGCTCGACCTGACATCATCGACGGATGCGCTTGCCTTTACCGCATCGACGGCGAACTTGTTCATTGAAGCGTCCGTCGTGTTGACGACGCCCGTCATCTTGGCAAGCATAGCGTTGGTCTGCTCGATCAAGCCGGCGATTTTCGCCAGTCCGGCTTCGGAGGCGCCCGTGTTGCCGAGCTTCTTCGATACCTGCTGGTCGAACAGGTCAGCCATCTGCCTGGCCTTGGCCAGCGCAGCCTCGAACGGCGCGATGTTGCCTTTGATGTCGATATTGACTGAAGCGGCGGTATTGTCGGCCATTATTGCTCCGCTCAGTCTCTTGGGTTACTTTGGACGCTTCACCGGGCAGGGAGCGGTCAATGGGTCTGACGACACAGGAGCAAATCCTGATAGAACAGCGGGTAGCAAATGAGGCCAAATCGACATTGGTGGCCTATCTGCTTTGGTTCTTTTTCGGCTTGGTCGGCGCGCACCGCTTCTATCTTGGCTACAAGATGAGCGGGCTCGCGATGCTTGGCCTGTCCGCGCTGGCTTTGGCCACGGCAGCAATCGTGATTGGTGGCGCTTTCGCGATTGGGGTGATCGCGTGGGCTATTATAGACGCCTTCCTGATCCCAGGCATGGTCAAGGGATACAGGAACGAAGTGCGCAGCCGCCTCGCCGCAGATATCCAGCTTTCGAATGTCGCCGATACACCGGTCGACACAAGCAACTGGTCGAAGGCCGACCGCGAGAAGTTCATGGCCCAGCGCGTCGGGCGCTAGGCCCTCAACACCCCATGCGGCCCCATGCTAAGCAACGCGGCGGGTGTAAGGGGCGGCAATTCTTTCGGCTCCGGAGCCGTCTTTTCTGCCGAACCAAACAGCCCCTGGAGGAAATCCGCCTGTCCATCGACCGCCAAAACGATGGCGAGACAATCCGCCTTCATGGCCTTATCGAATGACCAGAACAATCGGCCCATGGCAACACGGACCAAGCCGTTGGCGTACTCCTCTAAGCTGACAAAGGGCCTTTGCCGCCCTCCTGATCGGCGTTCTCATCGACGACCAACGCCCGGCCGCCATTGGCGCAGATCGATGCAAACTCATTGCACTTCGACGACAGATCGATCAGGCCAGACATGGCGACCTGCTTCGCCATTTCGCGCGCCTTGGCGCCCTCGATCCCGAGGCCGGCGCAAACCGTGTCGGCAATGGCCTGGAAATTGAAACGTCCGATCGCTGCGATAAGCGGCGCAAAGCCGTCATACTTGTTCGAGAGAAACATGATCGCTTCTGGCGAAGGTACCAGCGTAAAATCGATGCCGTCGATCTCGACGACGACGCGGGCTTTCTTGACATCCGATGCTGTAGTCTTGCTCATAAATCACCTTGGCTGGAGAAAGGGGCCGCCCGGTGAAGAGCGGCCCGAGAAGACGATCTTATTCGATCGCCGGAACTTCGATCTGCGTGGTATTGATGGACACGTCCGCCGAAAGCTTGATGACGTTATCCGGGCCGGTGCCGAGCATGCGCTTGAAAGCCATGACCTTGCCGCGCCAATAGACGGTCGTCGCCGACGGCACCGTGGAGATGGTATGAACGCCAGACTGCGTGCCTGTCGTGTTGATCACCGTGCCACCAGACGTTGCCGACAGCGTGAAGGTATCAGCAGTCAGGATCGACTTCACGTAGTAGGTGGTGGCCGCAACCAGCCCGGTCGGCAGCGCGCCAGTCGTGGCGAACGAGACGGCGGCATTGAGAGCAAGACCGTTGGCCGTCCACGTCACCACACCGGGCGATGCGATCGTGACGGTAGCGGTCGCGCTGCGAACCGAAGGTGCATCGTTGAAAACGATCTTATGATTATAATCGTTCGGCGACGCATAGGCTGCCTTCGTAGCGATCTGGCCTGGGTCGGTGGCATCAAAACCAAAGGTGCGGGTCTGAATGCCGCCGTCCTGCGAGCCCTTGAGGTGCTGCGCGCGGGAATCGCCAATGCCGAGGAACTTGACATCGGTGGCACTGTCGCCGAAGTCGCCGAGCGTTTCGGACGGCTTGATTTCGGTGTAAGTGTCAGCCACGAAGCTGGCGAGGGCGGTCGTATAGGACGTGAAGTCAACGGAGGCGGTGGTGCCGATGTAGACTTTCGCCCCGGCTGTTGCGTAAATTGCCACGGGAATTCTCCATGAAGAGGGTGTTTGGGGGGATTGGTTGGGATTGGGCCATCCAGCCCGAAACACCGCGCTTCATCCGAAGCGTTCGGCAGTCATTCTTACTGAGAGAGGCGCACCGTCAGTTCGACGATGCGATGGATTGTCTTGTCGTTATCGACTGGACCGGGGAACGGCCCCCTGCAAACGATGTCCACCACTCTCCAGCCGCTTATTGAGAGGCTTTGGCGCTGGCGGTGGAACAGGTCGCGGATCATGAGCGCAAGGCTCTCCACGGCCCTGCTATGGGCCGCAGTGTCCGTTTGGCCGAAGATCGAGATATCCCTGACGATCACCGGGAGCGGGTTGTTGATGAAATCCTGGTTGGTTCGGGTCACATCGTTGGGAGTAACGATCATCGGATAGTCTGCGTCAGCCGGAGCCGGACTGGCCGTGAAAACGGTCTTGGCGCCAGCGTAGGAAGGCAGCGCAGCCGCAATCGCGGTGTTGCCGGTCAATGCGGCGAAGATCGGGGCGGAAAGGTCGGGCGAACTCATTTGCCGGCCGAGACTTTCTCAAGGCGACCGATGGCTTCGGCTATTTCAGCGTATTCGATTGGCGGCCTTCCCTTCAGCATCACGACCAGCATATCGACCATCTGCGAAAGGCTGATGCCGGCACCACAAGGAACCACAACAACCCAGTCGCCCGCCGACGTCTGCACCATGCCGCCCGGCAACTGGCCTTTCGGAATTGCAATGAAGTCGAATGCTAGATCGCTCATTTCAGCGCCTTCCCGATCTCGTCTGCCGCATCCTTTGCGATCTCGACCGACTTATGGGCAGCGGCGACACGAGCAAAAGGACGCGGCGCCATGTTGCGGGTGCCGTATTCCAGGTGTTGCGCATGACCGGATGCAAATTCAACCGTTCCGGTAAGCGATGAAGCATTGACCGAAGTGGCGATCTTGTTCGCAAGGTCTCCGGTATCGCCTGCCGGGCTCTGGCCTGGAGCCGACGCCCGGTGAACTACTCCGTTCCGCCTGTAGACGCGGCCCGTCTTCGGCCCGGTGTTGATCAGCGTCACGGCTTCTTCGCGGATGGCTTCGGTACTGCGCACGAGCACCGTTACCATTGCTGCACGAACTTTCTGCAGGATGCTTGAGCTATTGTCGGATACGGTCATGGTGTGCGAAAAGCCTGACATTCATAAGTTGCGCCGGCCGGATCGACGTTGACGTTCCGAACCTGGAACCATTGGCCGTTCATCTGCACCTTGTCGCCAATTGAGGGCGCGGCGCCACACAGGCCGGCAATCAGAAGCAATTTGACATCAGTCGAGGGCACACCGCCCGCCGCGATGATCAACGCGCTGTAGGTCTCCTGTAGGCCCTGCACGGCATAATCAGCAGTCGTCACGACTGGATCGCCGACACTATCGCGGCTCGCCGCCGTTTCCTTGCGCAGCGTGCCGGGCAGGAGCTTGCCCTTGAAGCCCGAGGCAATGGCATTGGCGAGAGAACCGGCGAGGAAGCTCGTCATTGCAGCGCCGTCCTGGGTTCCTTGCGAATGATGAAGATCTTCGCGCACCGGCAGTTGATGATCTCTGACGCGGGGGCTTGTGGATCTCCCGGATAATCCATTCTCACCCCTGCCCCGGTAACGAAGCTCTGGCCCCAAGGCTGGATCTGGCCATTCATCGCGGCGTGCGTGTCGCGTTCGCGGCCATCCATGATCGTGTTCCATTTCTGGTCCACGAGATTGGCGCTGATCTTGCCATCGGCGATCATCTGCCGCATCGATTCATGCTTGCCCGCATTGAAGGCAGCCAGGCTTTCCGTCCTGCTGATCGCCTCGCCACGATAGCGAAGGGCGCGGTTCTGATAGGCCGTCACCATGTTATCGACCGTGGCGGCCGGGATTGGCTTTTCCTCCGCGATTGCCTTGCGGATTGTGCGGTCATAGCGTCGGTCGCGAAGATTGCGCGAAAGTGCGCCGGCATCGAGCGATTGCAGCTCGGTCCTGTAGGCATCGACCCAATCGGTTTGCGACGAGGCGAGCCCGATGATGCCGCCTGTCCGCTCTCCCGTTATCGGACTGATGCGCCCAACGATATCGAGACCGATTGCCCGGCCGCTCAATCCCTGTGCGGTGCCATTAACCAGCGCGGTGCGAATGGCATTTCTCTGGTCGTCGATGATCTCTCGCACCAGAGCAGCCGAATAATCACGCAACCACGCTTCGGCCACAGCATTACGCGCATTGAACAGCAGATTGATCCGGAACCCTTCCGGGCTCACCAGTGGCGGCAGATCGGCAACCGTTGCGTTTCCACCGCCGGTATAAGCCTTGGCGATCTCATCCAGCATTGGGTTGAATGCCGCCGGCTCGATGTTCAGGGCTTCGATTGCTCCGGTAAAGTCATTCGCTTCAACTCTGGCAACAAACAGGCGCAGAATTACGCGCGCGCGGATGTCAGAGATGGCATTGAGGAATGCATCCTTGATCGCGTTCGCGTATTGCTCAAGAAGGATTGCTGCCTTTTCGCCGGGCGAGAGCTTCTTGAGCATCAGTGCACCGCAACCGGCACGAATTGGGTCAGATCGACCGTCGCCCAATCGCCATTTGGCAACTGGCAGATCGCGATGATGGCCTCGGATGCATCATCGCATTCCTCGCCGAACCGACCGAATGTATTCGTGAAAGGGCATTCTATGCCATCGTCGGTAATCGCTACCCGTTTGGACCGGCTGATGGCGGAGATCATCATCAGCCCCTCACTGCCCGTATACCCATCGCATCCGAGCGCAGGAGTCCCGATAGCGCCAGGTCGATGGTCTGGAACGTGGTTGTCGCCGTGGCGGAAGCGCCGTATTCGATCTCGACCGAACCGGCCTTGAGCCGCTTGACAGCATTGCCACGGTCCAGATCGGGAGAGAGGGAGCCAGGCGTCGTGAATTCCCTGATTGCCGCCTCGCATGCGGCATTGATGATCTCAACCGGGATCTCGTTCTGCCCGATGTAATCATAAGCCGGGTCGTAACCGCCCGCGTAGGCCATGTCGGACGAGTTGTTCGGGATGTAGACATAGGCGCCCACACGCGGCCATTCGAGCGCTTGGGCGCGCCTATAGGTGCGATAGCCGGTGAAACGCGTCCGGTAGGTGTTGTCGATGAAGGCGGTGGCAAGGCGCAATGCCGCTTCCGAGTTCGGAACATCCGTACCCGGAAACGATAGCGCGCGCTTGGTGGCATAGGCGGCGCAGTCGGCTACGCTGACGTAGCTTTCCGCATTAGCCTTGCCCGTGCCGTCTTCAACGACGAGTGTCATCAGACAAGCATCCAGCCAGCGCGCTTATGTGCATCGACGGTGTTCGGATTGACGCGCAGCGTGTCGCCGTTCTTGGTCATCGCCACAAGGCCGTCATCGGAGCCAATTGCTTCACGTGTAACCAGTTCATCACCGATGATGCGCTTGGCATCCTCATAGCTGATTTCGATGTTGCCGGCGATCTGGCGAGCCAGAGCAACAACATGCTTCCAGTGCATGCTGGCCCAGCCCTCCGGGATCTCGACAGGAGAAGGATCGGCAGCTTCAACAACCGGGGGATCGATCACGGCATCACCGGCAACTACGGCCGGTTCATTCTCAACGACTTGGTCGGACATTCGATATTGCTCCTGTTGGTTAAGCTGCGCCCTGGAAGCCTTCCATCGTTGCAATCCAGGTTGATTGCGCGACTGGCGTCAAAGCTTCGAGTACCTGAAGGAGACCAAATACGGTCTTGGCGCCCGAGGTCGGGAGCGTAATGATCCGAGATCCCTCATCCGGCACGAAGATACCGCCGGAGCCGTCGCTGAAGGTACGCATCGTGCCGGACAGCGAGCCGATGAAGGTGGCGCGCGGATTGGAGAAGGCAGCGTTATCGCCAGAGCCAACCGTGGGTGATGCCCGGAACAGCCACATGCGCAGCGCCTTGCCGGCGGCACCTGTGTCGGTAGTGATCAGCCGAAGCCGCTCGATCGTCACCAGGTCGTCATTGACATCCGACATGGTGAACGAGAATGGCGTCACCGATCCTGCCGTGGTGCTGTTCGCGACAGCATCGTTCGCCGTATAGGCCGTCGTGTCGTTCGGCCGCGTCATAGTGGCAGCAACGGCCTCGATGAACTTGGTCTTGACCTTGCCTATGAGGCTTGTGCCGGCAGGGAGGCCAACATCGGAAGCCAGCACAACCGGACGTGATGCCGCTGCAAGCGCTTGACCAGGCGCAAGCGGCTTTTCAACCGTTACTGTGGCTCCCGTGGAATCCTTCACCGTCATTGTGGTCATGGTCAGATGTCCTCAAGCAGGATCAGGAGCCCGCTGTTTTGCGATTTTGAGAAATCCATGGTCCCCGGCGCGGATGCTCCGCTCGGGTCGGCTCCAGTGACGGGGATGACAACCGAGGAGGCGATCGGTTCGACGATGCTGTTGACGATTGGCATCCTAGAGACCCCTTAGTTCAACCAGGATCGAACCGGAGGTATAGGCAGAGCAGTTCAGCCGCGTGTTGCAGCCGATGCCGTTGTTGATGCGGTAGATGCCCGGTGCGGTAATGGCCACGGCAGAACCCGAGGAATCCATCGCGTTGGCCCAGGTGCCATCACCCGTCGCGTCGACTTGGATATTGATCGTTCCGACGAAGGTGCCCCCAACCTCGACGACGCCATTCGTCATGAAGATGGAATCGGTTGCGCCGGTCGCGGTAATCGTTGCTGTAACCTGAGCCATTACATTGTCTCGCTATGTTTGAGCGGCTTTAGCCCGCTTGGTTTGCCAAGCTTTGAAGGCTCTGGCGCTGCGCTCTGTCTGGGTCTGCGATGCCGCGTGGCTTGTGAGTTTCGCGATGGTTTCTGGTGTGTGCCGGCGCTCCTGCGCTGCGGCGCGCATTTTCTGCTTTGTCTCTTCCGAATGCTGCCGGCCGTGTAGGTCTTGCCGGCCCTTGAGGGCGACAGAGACTTTGGCGTTATGTTCGGCGGTGTGCGGCTTGCCGCGCCTAGATGCGCTCATGCGTTCTATCGTTTCGGGCGATCTCTTTAGGCCACGCGATGCGGCCCAAATGCGCTCCATTACTTCCTTCGGGCGCGCAACACCGGTTCGCTGTTCCTTTAGCGCTTTTGAGACACGGCGACGGACCCACCCAAATTGTTTATTGCCAACCCTGTGGCCCTTGACCTTCATGGTCATGGCCAGCAACGCGAATGCAAGGCCGTGATGGTCCGGATGAATCTTGGCCAGCAGTTGATGCGCCAAGAAATGCTCTTCAGGTGTCAGCCTCACAATGTTCGATGGCTCGTTCCCGCCTCCGAGGCATTTAGGAACGATGTGGTGCCGCTCTATGTACCCGTCGAATTGGCGATCAATAGCACGGTTGACGAGTGAAGCATAAATACGTTTGTAATCCATATCTGATAGTAACGTGCGCGGCAAAAATAGTCAATGCCGCGCACGTTTGTTTTGCTCTTACCCGATAAGGGTGGCGATATGGTTGGGTTTTATTGCCTGGTACCCCCAGGCTAGGCGAATATGGTAGACGAGTTGCATGAACTGGCGATACACAGCAACATCGAAAGTAATGCCCGACACAGGATCAGTAATCTGCATCACGTCGTCAGCCATATCCATCGGACGACCATCCGGGCCGATCGGCATTGCCGGGGACCGGGTGATCAGCTGGATTGCCGACTTCGAGAAAGCCATGTTCGGCGTATAGCTGCCACCGATGGTCATGGCATTCGCGGTGGCGATGGTCACCTGTGCACCGGGCGCACCCAAAACGATGGTGCCGGGAGCCGCAACGCCAGTGTTGACCACGTACTTGTTGTTGGCATCCGCAGCGAAGGTCACGACATCGCCAGCGAGCACCGTGCCGGAGCCGGTGACGAGAGCAATGGACGAAACGCCCGCTGCCGTCGAGCCGGAGGTCACATAGGAGGTGCCGGTGCCCTTGGTGAAGGCGGTAACGCCAGCCGAGTTGTGCAGGTCGAAGCCTTCGAGACGGCCCAGGATGCCCTCGCGGAGCAACTGGTCATTGCCGGCTTCGTTGACCTTGAACAGAACCGACTGCTTGCCGCGCAGGTTGGCGATGGCCGCAGAGCCAAGGACAAGCTGGAGATCGCCCTGAGGCGAGCCGTTGTCGTCCAGGATCTTGCGGATCTGCGCGATGTCCGACAGATCGCCAGCCGTGCCGAACGGAGCGGTGCCGGCTGTGCCATAGGCGCGGGACGAGTTGGTCATTGCAGTCGTGGCCAGGTCGACTTCGATCTGGTTGATGATTGCGCGGAAGCCCTGCACGAACTGGTTCTTCAGGATGCCGGCATAGGAACCGGCATTCAGAAGGCCGCGCTGCTCTTCACCGTTCCAGCGGATCGGCGTATGCTTCGACTTCGAGATGGTCATCGAAACATTGGTGATGGTCTGGTCGCCCGTGTTCGGAGCGGAGACGGCGGCGGTGTTGTCGGCCAGCGTGTTGGCCGGGGTGATCGGGACGAGGATCGTCTGGTTGAGCGCGGCGCGCTCGGCAGACGAATTGCGGGAAACGGCGGGGATAAAGCCGACCATTTCGCGGGAGACGACATCCAACGCTTCGTAAAGCGTCGGGGTAAGCGACGTGAGGGTATTGGCCACGGTAGTGAACTCCTGAATGGGGGTTGAAAGGGGTGTTTGGCTGCGCGCAGAAGGCGCAATCGCGGGCTATCCGGCCCAAACACCGCTCCCCATCCAGGTCGCGGCACGTAGTCTTGTATGCTTGTGGTCTCAGGCTTCGGTGAGAGTGAAGCCTTCTTTCATCTTCGCGGCGCGGGATGCAGGATCGAGCGCTTCGAACTGTGAGCGGGGCATGGTCTTGGGACCGCCATTGATGCCATTGCTGCCGCGTGCGCCGGAACCGCTGGAGCCTGTCCCCTTGAGGATGGCGTCCTTCTGCGGATAGGCATCGACAAGCATTTCTAGCGCTTCCTCGAAGTCGGCTATTTCGCCAGGCTTGGAGCGGCTATAGATGGCATTGCCGGCATGGTCCTTGGCGACGATCTTGCCGTCCTTGACCTCGAAATTGTTGCCGAAACGGGCCTGGACCAGATCGGATGGGATGGCGATCTTCCCGGCAATGAACTTCGACCGGGCAAAGCTGCCGCCGATCTTCTCGCTGTAGAGTTCGCCCTTGAGCGTGTCGCGCTCTTTCAGGATTGGTTCGAATTCAGCGCGGACAGCCTTGATGGCTTCTTGCTTGACCTTCTCTACCTCGCCGGCATCGACAAGTTTCTTGTCGTCCAGGTTCTTGACGATTGTCAGCGCCTTGAGGGCAGCGGATGGGTCATCAATCCCCTCGAAGCCCTTTAGTTTGGCTTCGGCCGCTTCCTTGGCTTCGCGGTGGCCCTTGGCCTCCGAATTCAGTCGGGTGATCGTGGCGATGGTGGTTTGCGCGTCGAAGGCGACTTCCTTGCCGTCATCATGTACATAGACGGGCTTGCCGTCCTGAACGACCGCGTGGCCGTCAGCATCAAGTTTCAGTTTCATGGGTTTCCTCTGGGCATCCGCCCGGCTGGTTTGGGCGATCCCGCCCTATGCACCCGCTTCAA